ATATAAATTCAGGAAAAGTTATGAGAGTCGGTCACCCGACTCTCAAATAATTTTGTTTAACCCTTATCTCTGTTATTAAGGTCTGAAGTTTTAAGCATCTTAGACTGGTTAGAGCCCTTAAGATATGCCTTCTGACCCTGGATAGCAACCTTCTTAGCTGCATTAGCGTACTTCTTCTTGATTGCTCTAAGAAGCTTTCTTTCATTAACTCTGTTAAGAACAAGCTTCTTCCAAAGAGCATCATTCTTCTGCTTAGCGATCTGAAGGGCAGCCATTGTTGAACGACGAGTAATATCGTCATTCTTATTAAGACGGACAAGTGTCTTTCTTGAAGTGATGTTCTTCTTCTCAAGAAGAGCAACCTCGCCGCTCTCAAAGAGAGCTCTCTTATCCTCGTCAGAATCTGCGTAGTGATCGTCATAGAAGAACTGTTCCATAAGTTCATCAAGGTTGATATCGATATCTTCAAGTGTATCTTCATTAGTGTAGCCCTTAGAGCTTGTAAAAATACCCATAGATAAATTCCTCCTTTATATAAATATAATTATTAGTATGTTTAAATTACCTGGGAAGGTATTATAATATTGTTCTTTCAAGAAAAAATAAAGAGGATGAGAAGAAAAAAAGAATGGCATCAAAAGATGCCATTCTTGGTAGGATCGATGGCCGCCTCGACCATCTGTCCAATTAATAAAGCCTTCTCGAGGCGTTCCAAAGTCCTGAGCTTTTTAACGCCCTCATAGTTCTGGCTTAACAGGACAAGCATCTTGTCCCATTCTTCATTAAGGTTGCGGTGGTGGTTAGATTCGTTTAAATCTAACCATCGCTGAGCATCTTCATGCTCAGCGTAGTGTCTTGAGTGGAGCTCTATCCACTCATTCACGTCACATGGATTCATGTCGAAAATCCATGTGATAACTTTAACGGCCGCCTCATAAAGACCGCCGTTAAAAGCAAGTTCACCATCATAGATGTGAACTTGCTCAATTTCGTTCGCAATCTGCTGCACTGACCTAGTAGCTGTAGTAGTGATATTTAACATAATGATTTGGGCCTCCTAGCCCACACTCCGTAGGAGTGGCCCGATGACTAGTCGGGACTTTTCTTGGTATCATAGACTTTCTGCAGTGAAGCCTATGATGAATAAGGTATGTAAAAGATTTATATTATTCCTTATTCACTATAATTATATATATCTGAAAATATGAAGTTTTACAAATTATACATACTCTAACAATATAATACAACAACATAATCGTACCTAATTAGGCACGTTTAGGAATTAGGAGGTTCTTATGGAAACAACTACAAACACGATTAATATCAACTCTCCGGCTATTGATATTTATAGGAATGAAATGCTCGATGCTCTCAAACTTTCATTCCCTGCAATGTATGAAAGCGATCTTATCGATGCTATAAACTACTCTATAGCTAAAAGATCAAAAGACTCAAATTGTGTACTTGATAATAACTACACAAAGAAAAGACAGGACACTACCCTCTTCAAGGTTCTTGAATATATTATCGATAAAGAACCAATTATTACAGTGGCGGGTGTAATGTTTAAAAAACACGGCTCGGAACCAAATCCGTATGTAGATCTCATTCAAAGCTTCTTAAAGATGAGAGGTGTATATAAGAATGAGATGTTTAAATATCCGAAAGGTTCTGATATGTTCGAAAAGTATAATCTTCTTCAATTATCAGAAAAAGTATCAGCTAACGCCATGAGATAAGTACGTACGTGGCAGCTTATAGTAATATAAGCTTAAGAATGCATTGAACTGCTGGGAAACCCTAAAGCTTGGTCCACCACAACGTAATCCGAAAGGATAAGCGTGATGGTTTGAAAAGGACCAAGATAGTTGACTACTGTACAGTAGTCAACTAATGGGTAATCAGCAGCTAAGAATCTAAAGAAAGGAGGCGTAAAATTATTATGAATATTTTTGAAAAGGTATATACTAATCCAACTAATGGAGAACATTGAGTTGTTTAAAGAGCCGTTCTAAATACAAAAATATTTCAAGTAATTATAATTTCTAAGATTAAAGTTCAACGACTATCCCGTAAGGGAGTAGAACTCAAGCGAGTTCGAAGTGGTGCACTCCTATATTTGTTATAGGATGAAGATATAGTCTGTCCCTTTTAGAAATTTAAGGGAAGTTCATAAGAGAACTGCGTATAAGTAGCGACTATACGTGACATACAACGATACGGTGCATCAGGAATGTGCACATCTGTATTTTATAATTTATATGTAGCTCAGAGTGTAACTATGCAGGGTCAGAGTTGTATCTCGACAGCAATCATGCTCTTTGAGTCGTTTATGGCTAATAACGTTAAGTTTGGTTCTCTTAACGAAGCTATTACATTCATTAATAATATTCGAAAAGAAAAAAGAACTTATATGGATTATGCGGTTATAGATAGAGACATTACTGTTCAGGAATGTTTCATGCAGGTCGTATCTACATTCGGGTTCTATTATATCCCAACAGAAAAGGATATGATGATTATATGGGATATACTTAATAAACTTCCTCAGCAGGATATAAATAGAATATTCTATAAGAATAATCTTTTCAACTTCGTAGACAATAGATATGTCATGAATAAAATCATTGAGGTTTTATCTACTCTTAAAACTCCATTTATGGATCCTAATGATCCTCCGGAAGAAATTAAAGACTCGCTTGGAGAGGTGTATGATCTTCTTAAAGAATGGGTTTATTATGATCAGCAGTATATGGATAGAATTGATAGAGCATATAACATGTACCGTTGCGTTTCTGTACTTACCGATACCGATAGTTGCTTTATAAGTTTTGACGGATGGTATAGATATATTCTCGACAAGATTTATAATATTCCGATGAGGATTAAAGAAATCGAAATGAATGAAGATACTGGTGAGGTATCACCCGCAGAACAGATTAGTTATGATTACGATTTCTATAAAGATGAAATCATTGAGTTAAAACAGACAATTCGTCCAAATATAATCGGACCTGGTGTTGGTTTCAGATGTTCTATTATCAATATTCTTGCATATACAATGGGAAAATTGTCCATAGATTATATGTATAAATACTCAACAAACTCTAACGCTACAACATGTGCCGATGGTTCTAAGAGAGCATCATATTATATTCTTAAGAACGAATTCCAGCTTAAAAGAGCTCTCGTTACAGATAATAAAAAGAACTACTGTTCGTATCAGGAGCGACAGGAAGCAAGCATCATCCCTGCAGAAAAAGCTCTTGATATTAAAGGTATGCCTATCAGAAAGGTTGGAATACCAAAAACAACAAGACATGCTCTTGAAAGTATATTGTTTGATTGCATATTAAATGCAGGAGATAATATCAGTCAAGTTGAGATTGTTAAGAGACTTGCAATATTAGAAAAGAGAATTTATAATTCGATTATGGCAGGAGATAAGGAATTCTTTAAACCTGTTAGAATTAAGTCTATGGCAGGATATGACGATCCAATGGGTCAGTTCGGAATAAAAGCATCCGTTGCATATAATGAATTAAGAGACGCCAACGCAGAACCTATTGACCTTGAACAGAGAAATAGTATATTGGTGGTTAAGACCGATATTACTGATAAGAATGTGGATATTATTAAAGACACATTCCCACATCAATACGAAAAAATGATAGCATTATTGAACGATGAAAACTTTAAGAAAGGCATTACTAAAATAGCATTACCTGAGAATATAGACGTTCCAGAATGGCTTAAACCTTTCATTAACTTTAATGAGATTATTAATGATAACTTAAAGACGTTCCCAAGCGAAGCTGTCGGTATTGATAGGCTTGATAAAGATAGTGTTAACTACACAAATATCATTAGACTCTAATACAGTATATATTTGTATATTATAGTGGTGAGAAGGAGCAATCCTTCTCACCAATTATATTTTGGAGGTAAAGATTATGACTATCAAAAAAACCCTATTAAGAGATCATATGGAAAAAACATGTAAAGATCTATGGAAAGGACATGAACAAGTTGCTCAAGAGTATGAACACTGCTTCCGTGGTAAATGGGTATCTCAGATATTTAATTATCTTAATGGCAAGATTAATAAAAATCGAGCAGCTACAATCGAAATCGTAAACGAACCCTCTAGACCCGACATAGGATGGTCAGGAGCTTCAATCGTGTATATAAATTATATACAAATCAAGTTATTGATGAATACAACGTATGGTATATCATCTATACTGCATAATCATCAATCGTGCGTGAAGAATCAAACGCTAAGACTGATGAATATGGTATTTGATGTTATCGCACATGAATTATCACATATGGATCAAGCGATAGACGATAAAAGATACAATTCTGATAAAGAATATAAGAATTGTATAGAGAATGCAAATATGTTCAGATCATATAAATGGATCGTTGATAATTTTGGTTCTCTTAAAAAAGAATTTCCTTATCTCGATTTTGAGTATTTCAACGATAAATTGAATAATGTCGTGAGCAATATTCCTTTTAACTTTGAAAACCCAAAAGAACATATTGTGAAAATAATCGATAGATATTTTCAGCTCTTCATTAATGATGCATCTCTCGTCCCATATTTATCTTATGATATAGATAAATGTACATGGGGTGATTTAATTATTGGTACTAAAAGGTATCCGCTTTCGGATCAAAAAGAATGTCTTAATGTAATTAATGGAGTCATCAATTCATTCCTGTATAAATATAATGGTAAAAAAATTCCAGCAATTATATACAAATATACAGACTCTAATATACTTGACATTGCAGTTATGTTACCTAAGGACTTATCATAAATGTATCTAAACGGGGGCGATTAGCTCCCGTTTATTTTTTACCCTTTATTTTTTAGGTGAACATTATTATAAATTACCCTATTCTAT